TCATAATGGGTATGCCATTGAAAATGAAATTGTGGAAGTATTACAAGAAAAATATAATAAGACTTTTGCACATACTCAATTAAAAAGAAGTTTGCAAGAGATACTGGATAATTATGATTTACAAAGAGTAAGAGCCAACAAGCAAATAAAAGAAGATTTAGGGATAACCAATAATAATGGCTATCCTTTTTTATTGCTAAAAAACGATTAAGAAAGGGGATTATTATGATGAAAAAAGTTAATGTTGAGGTTAATGTATTAATTAATGATATGAAAAAAGATACAGAGGAAATAATTAAGAATCAAGAAAGAATTAGTCATACACTTGATGGTTTAATGGATGATAAAAGCAGAAGGCAATTTGAAGAAATAAAGAAACTTACACCTGATGAACAACGTAAATGGGCTACAGAAACAATTAATAAAATTGCTGAACAATATAGGGAATATATAAAGGGTGGTGATTATATTGGCTAAAACAACTATGCAAACACTAGATGAATTAACAGGTACTAGAAGATATTCCATGTTTGTTGTGTGGTATTGTGCCGACAAAGATACTAGGGAATCGTGGGAGGAATTTACTTCTAAGAACAATTATAAAAATATGGATTATAAGTATGCAGAAGAGAATTATTTATTAGATGAAAATATCCAAAAGGGCATTAAATATTATATGAAGTTGCAACACGCTGAAAAGATGAAAAATATCTATGATAAAATGTATCAACAAGCATTAAATGGTGATGTACAGTCGGCTAAATATTTGATGGACTTTAGTAAGGACTTCTTTGCAAGTGATAAGACAAGCGAACTTGATAATTTATTGAGTGGTATTGATTTAGGTGAAGAAGTTGATGATGATGAGTAGAAGGGTTATGACTAACGAGGAAAAATTAAAAAAGATACTTAATAATCCTAAGTTATGGATAGAGAACTTTTTACATATAGTTGATAAGCGTGGTAATTTAGTACCGTTTAAGTTAAATGAGTTACAAGATGATTTTTTAGGTAGTATGGATAAGTATTCTTGTATATTAAAAAGTAGACAGTTGGGTTTCAGTGTGTTATGTACTGCTTATTCATTATGGATTGCAACTACACAGCCTAATTCAACTTGTTTATTAATGAGTTATAGTATTGATAGTGCAACTGGAATTTTCGAGAAACTGAAACAAATATATTATACAATTCCATCGGTGATAAGACCTAAACTAATCAATAATAATAAGAAGGAATTAAAATTTAAAAACGGATCACGTATTATTGTTTCGACTTGTGGTAATAAAGATGTTGCCAGGGGACTAACTTTAAAGTTTTGTCACTTGTCAGAAGTGGCTTTTATGAAAGATACATTACCTAAACAGTTACTTGCTATTGAACAAGCACTTGTACCTGATGGTAAAATTGTACTTGAATCTACTGCAAATGGCTTTAATTATTTTAGTGAGTTGTGGCAGAAGGCAAAGAATGGTGAGAATATGTATAAGCCTTACTTTGCTAACTGGTATGATAATAAAACTATGTTTGCTGATGATTATACAAATGCAGTAGAGATTTGGAAAGCAAGAAATAATGGTAAAGTATTAACTGTAGGTGAATTAGACAGTGAAGAATTAGATTTACATAGTAAAGGTGCTACCATAGAGCAATTAACATGGAGAAGGTTAAAGATTGCAAATGCAGGGGGTGGAGATAAAGGATTAAACAACTTTTATCAAGAGTACCCTTCAACAGATATTCAAGCATTTATCACCACTGGTAATTCTGTATTTGACAGTAAAAAGATTGATGAACGTGAAAGGTATTTACCTAAACATCTTAATAGAAACGATTTAAAGGAACTTAACAATGTACTTAAACAATACATTAATAGTTCCTTATTTATTTGGGAAAAAGTTAAACCTGATACTAAGTATTTTTTGGGTGTGGATTCTGCCGAGGGCGTCGGACAAGATGCAAGTGTACTTGAAGTGTTTTCAGAGGAAGGAATCCAAGTTGCAGAGTTCAGAAATAACAAAATAGCACCACACTTATTTGCAGAAGTAGTTTATTATTTGGGACTTTATTATAACTATGGCTATTTAGTCATTGAAAAAGCAAGTGCAGGGCATACAGTTGTTTCTAAGTTGAGATTTGATTATAAATACAGAAATATGCATATGCACAAAGAATATGATGTTAGAGGTAGGGCAAAGAAGAAAGTCGGCTATGTAACCAATAGCACCACTAAACCAATGATGATTAACGGATTTAGAGAAAAGTTTGAGGAAGGGCAAATAGTTATAAATAGTAAGACCTTACTGGAAGAAATGAAAGTGTTTAAGATTGATGGTGATAAGATGGGAGCAATTAAGGGGTTTCATGATGATTGTGTAATGTCGGCTTGTATGTCTTTAGTTGGGCTTGATAGAGGAATTTGGTATATATAGTGAGGTGATAGTATGAATAATACAAGAGCATTATTTAGCACAATTATTGCAACTGTAGGTGTATATGCAACATGGTTATTTGGTGGTTGGGATATAGCAATACAAGTATTAGTTGCATTAATGATTATAGATTATATTACTGGTGTAATAGTGGCTTATATCAACGGTGAAATAGATAGTCGAATTGGATTTAAAGGTATTTTAAAGAAGGTATTGATACTTATAGCATTAATAGTCGGAGTGCTACTTGATAGATTAGTTGGCATTGAATGGACTTTTAGAACGGTGGTTTGCTATTTCTTTATTGGGAATGAAGGTTGGTCAATATTAGAAAATATCGGTAAAACTGGACTGCCTTTACCTGAAAGATTAAAGGATAAGTTAGCACAGTTAAAAGATGAAGGGGGCAATATAGATGAATAGATTAGATAAATATATAAGTGATATGTATAGTAATAATCCTTACTGGTTTGTAGAGGAAGTACAACAAGCACATCATATTAGTAGAATCTCTAAGGTATTGAATAATAAGGTATATCTTAATGGTAGACACTCAATATTGGAGAAAGAGGATATAAAGTATAAGGAAAAGGAATTAGTAACTGCTAAGACAATATTACAAACTGCAAAGAGCATTATTAAGTTTCATAATTCCTATATCATGGGTAAGAGGACTTCCATTATTGGTAGTGACGAGATGATAAAACATTATAATAATGTATTTAGACATGGTAAATTTAATCTTACTAATTATAAGATAGTTGATACTCTTAATTGCTATGGTGATTGCTATGAGTATGTATATTATAATGGCAGCAAGATTACAAGCAAACTTATAGCAAGTGAAGATGGCTATCCAATATATGATGATGAAGGAAATTATGTTGGCTTTATAGAACATTGGACTGATGCAATTAGTAATATTAGTTATTATTATATATATAGTGATAATAAAGTTGATAAAATTACTAATCGTGGTGGTAAGTACCTATTAGAAGATAGCACAATTAATATTACTGGACTACCGATACACTATATAAACGGTGAAAACAAGGAAAGTGAGAACTTTGGTAGAAGTATATTAGAAGATATTAGACCTATATTAGATAGGTTGGAGTATTTGATTAATAAAATGGATGACGCTATTACAGTGTTGTCACTTAATCCATTGGCTTATACTACAGGGCAAAGAATAGAAGGTACTGTATCAGCAGATGCCATAGGGTATGTACTTAATTTAGAAGATGGTGAGTTTAAGTATGCAGTTGCTAATCTTGATAGTGCAAGTATTAAGTTATTGTATGATGCACTGATTCAGCAATTACAAATGGTTGCAAGTGTACCATCTATTGCCTTTGGACAAACTAATATAGCCAATGTAAGTGAGGTTAGTTTAAAGTTGATATATCAAAATTTAGATAATCATTGTAAACAACTTGAAGTATATTTAAGAGATGGATTTAATGAGAGATTTGATAAGATAGAAGTATTGCTTAATAAGAAAGGTATTAAGTTTAGTGATGAGGACTATTTAGATGTTCAATTTAATTATAATAGACCTATTGACAACTCTGAACAAATAGACCAATTATCTAAACAGTATGCAGATGGTGCTATTAGTAAACGTACATATATAGAGAAGTCACCACTAACAGATAATGTAGATGTAGAGTTAGAAAGGATTGCAGAAGAAGGAAGCAAGAACATAGAAGAATAGTATTAATAATTGTTGGGTATTTGGTGGTAAAAGTGGGTTGTTTGGTAGGCTTGATGGTGTATTAATTGATTGGTATACCTTAGTGGATAGGATAATTGTAACCGATTTGTAGCCATATTGAAATACAACTGTAACATAAATGCAATATGTTTGTAATAATTGAGTTAGAAAAATTCGCCTGTTAATAAACAATATATAGTGTAGATGATAATTATATACAATATATGGTGTAATATCATCATATCCTATTAAAACACTAGGGGATAATCACAAAACAGATATTACAATATCTTAATATGTATTACAGAGTTGTAATAAACAAGATCGAATTAACCATAATTGGTAAAATAAGGTGTAAATGATTGCACATAATACAATATTATATACAGTAATTAGAAAATGTAATGCAATAAATACTATATTTGTTGCTATGGTTTTAGTTAATGTAATGGTTTAGGGTGTGGATAAGTCCGATACCCCTCTTTAGGAAATATGCCCATAGCAAACTCACATTTTTTCTACCAATAAAAAATTAAGACACTTTCCTCCCTTATTATCAGATTCATCAAACCTAGTATCCATCACAACTTAAACTGTATAAACTGTCTACATATACAAATATATCATGATATATATTAATGGATATACCCTAATACAAATAGAAAGGATTGATTACATGGATAATCTTGATAGATTAAAATTAGAATTAAACAATAAAGAATATTTTACTGATGAAGAATATATACAATTTTTAGATGAAAACAACCTAGTCCACAATGAAATATATAACAAGTCAACGAACCAACGTAACCTATTATGGACAGTGGTAGATATACTTGAATCAGTTGCCAATGATGTTGATTTAATGAGAAAAGTTGAAACTGAATTTGCTACAACATCTGATGCAGTTAAACATATAAACGATAGAATAGAAAGAATTAAAAATAGAATACAAACTATTCCTGATGCCGAGGAAGAGTATTCTAATGTATCTTTATTTTGGACTAGAAAATAGTACCCTACCCCCTAAAAATAGTAAAAAAGTGATTTCTGAAACCCTTGCAATTACTAAGGTGTAGAAGTCGCTTTTTTATGTTTTTGCTAAAATGTCAACCACAATCAATTTAAAAAAGTTAGTCGAGGAAATGGTCAAGTAAAAATAATCGTGCCTTAGAAACGATTCTACGGAGAATTTCAAGGCAAACTTTACATAGAAAGGAATGATATAATGTTAAATCCTTTAGAGTATCAGTTTACAAATACACTAAAAAATTATGGCTATGATGTAATAGTTAATGGACTAGATCAAGTTAGAATTTTATTAAAAGAATATGAAGAAGGAACGAGTACCACTGAATATAAATATATGTTGTTTAGAAATAGACTTATTAAACAAGGCGATATAATAAATATCTTTGATGATAACTGGATAGTATTACATGAAGATATAAGTATTAATGATGTATATACTAAGGTAATTATTAGAAGGTTGAAGTTTAGCATTAACTTTAACTTTATGGGAGATGTTCAATCAATTCCTAGTGCTATTGATGAAGGTACATATAGGTTAGATGAAGGGCAATATTTAACTTTACCTGAAGGTAGAATTATATTACATATGCAAGAGAATGATGTATCTAAGCAAATAGCAAATACACAAAGATTTTTAATTATGGGTAATTCATGGAAGGTAGTTCAGAAAACCAATACAGAGCATGGAATATATAAGATTTATGCTGATATTGATATATTTAATGAAAATGATGATAGAGAAAATGAAATTGCTGATAGATGGCAATATGAAACTAAAGACAATTTTACTATAGCAATTAATAATGTTGTTGATAGTGCTTTACCTTTAGACAGTACACTACAACTTGATGTAACGGTTACTAATAATGGTGAGGTTGTAACTGTTCCTTTGACTTATTCAAGTACAAATACAAGTGTATTAACGGTAGATGATACTGGACTTATTACTTGTATTGGTGTTGGTACTGCTAATATTAGAGTTGCAGTAACTAAAGATGTAACTGTATTTGATACAATTACATTAAGTGTCGAAGAAGTTATAGAAGATAATTTTACTATTGAAATTATAGGAGAGGGTACAATTCAAATGAGTACTTCTAAGGATTATGTAGCAAACATATTAAACAATGGTGTGCTGATTGAGGGTAAGTCGGTTGTATGGACGGTAAGTGATAGCAGATTGAAGTTATCTAATATTACT